CTAACTCCAGTCCGCCGGCTCGCGATCCACTTCTTCCAACTGCTCGATATAGGCCATCACAGCCGGCACCGACAAGTTGAACCGTTCAGCGATCTGCTCCACCGTGGCACCATCGAACAGGGCTTGTTCGATGTCTATTGCTAAGTTTGAAAAATATCCCATTATTTTCTCCTTGTTGATAAAAATCCGTTCTTAACTCCAGTCCTTGAAATCGCCCGACTCCTCTTGATCTCGATAGCCTGCGGTATAGGCAGTGATCTCGTCTGCGGTCATATCTTTCAGTTCCACACGATCGCTGGAGTAAGTATCACCTTTGAAATAGTGAGGATCGTAGGATCTGCGATAGTAAGCATCGGCTGATCCACGGTCATAGGCTCCGCCGTGGCGGGTGTCGTATTGTGTTAAAGTTTGGTTCATTGTGTTTTCCTTTCACGAACATCAGTATTTAAATTAGGACGCATCTCACGTATCAAGGCACGCTCTACCGAGTGTGCTTCACTCTTGCCACGCACCACTGCCACGATCGAGTAAGCAAAAGCACCAGCACCACGATCACGCAAGGCTTCGTACAAGGCCCAAGACTTGTCTTCGCTTCGGCTACGATACAGATGCTTGTTCATACGAACACGCACACTCTTGAGCACAGTTGACTCGGTCTTGGCAGTGACGCCAATGTAGAAGTCTGTGCCCGACACGATCTTGTAAACGATGTGGGTGCGATCTGCTCGCTTTTTACGGGGTGCTTTTTTACTGTCCATAAGCATATTATAACCGAAACGGGCATTTCTGGTCAACTGTGTGGTTAGTGGGCACTAACCTGCTTGTTTTTAGGGGTGTTGCGTAAAAACAACAAAGAGAGTTTGACTCAAGCCAGGCTGGCCAACCATCGTTCCAGATCTCCGTACATGGCAGCCATCATGGCTTCTCTGCTACCAAAGAAAACGATCCTGCGACGTTTTTTTCTAGCATTGAAATCAAGATAGTAAGGCCAGGCCAACTTGCGGTCCAGATCCAGGATGATCTTTTTTGTGATGCGACTGCGAGATGGATGTGAAGGATCTGTGCCTGATAGATCCATCTGCCATGATTCCAACTGCAATACTTCATGCATGATATGATAGCCATGTTGGGTCAATCTCAATCCACCCTGCGGCCGGATATTGGCCCACCAGGTCTTCATGGCACGGTCTTCAGGTTCGCGTAATGCGTCGGGGATGTCAGCCAGCAGCCGCTGGACTATGTCAAGTTTTCGATTTTGCATCGGGGAATATCTGCTCCCCTTGTTTCAGCAAAACCACTGAAAACTTGTCGGTCTTGAACTGCGTGTTGAGTTTCTTTGCCAGGTTGATGGCATGGCCGGCGTTGGAGAATGACACTTTCTTGTACTTGGGCCCAGGATACTGCACCAGCATGTTGGAAGTCTTGAGATTGATAGGTGCCCCGTCAAAGAACACCGCCCAGATACCTTCGGCCGCCAGAACCTGTTCAGTCTTGTATGATTGTTTGTTGGTTACTTCAACCAACACTCGAGGTTTGGGTCTTGACACGTCATTAAACTCCTAGTTTTATTTATCTATTATCTAGGTAGTTTTTAGAAAGCACCGCCCTGTACTTCGATATTGATCACAGGATCTCCACTGGATTCGGTGGTTTTTTGTTCATGCGATACCTGAAGTGCCAGCAACAAACGGGTGATGTCGGTGTGTAAGTCTCTGGCTTCGGCCGTGGTCATGACAACATCGCGTTGCTGGCGTGATTCCGCGGCCCGGATACGATCCAGGAATCTATTGATGTGCAAGCTCATGGGCTTCAGCCTCCTCACGGGTACGGAACGGACCTTGATACTGATATCTTTCCAAGGTGATCAGTTTGGGGCACTTCGCCACTGACCACGAACGACCTTGCCGGATGCGGAACCATCCTGCCGCATACCAAGACTTGGATCTGGGCTCGCGTGTGTATAGTGGCACTTGATGTCGCACATCATACACAGCATTGTGCGGCGGGTGGGTGGTGGGATAACCATACACAGAATCTGTGGCCTCTCGTGTGACCCGGCGTACCGCGGGTTCGAAGTCGATGTTGATCCTTCGTTTGATGGTGCCAATGGTCTTGAACACTTCTATGCGATCATTGATACGCACCTGGAAACCACCGGGAGCAGATTCTATGTTGCCAATCTTGCGATCATCCTGCTTGAGTATCCAATACTGGTTTGGGATCACTGCTTTTGCCACTATCATCTAACACTCCTTGGTAAGTTGCTGTGAGCCAACGGCTGAACTGCTCGGCCTGTTCGCTGGCCCTGTTTAATTCGTATCTGCCACAGAATTTCATGAATCTCACTCCCACCTGGCCGATGTCTCTGTGCGATATCTGTTCACGGATGGCCGCATCTACCGCAACCTTGATCTCTGCGGGTTGTGCTTGGAGATCGATCAAGGTACGATTGCGGAGATAGTCATCCAGCACACGGTGCTCTACTCCTTCGTGATCCATCCAGCGTTGTAGCATGAGATTGTTCCAGGCATAGCCTCGGGCACCGCGATCCTCAAAGGCTTCCTGCAATCCTACCTTGTTCTTTGTGCCCTTGGTACGCACACCAGGAAAAGCCGAAAACACATTGTCCGACGCATCTCCCCGCATGCACTTTTCAAACAACAACCATTCAGGATCAGGCGTGACCTTGGCGGCCTTGGTTTTCTTGTCCATCACTGCCTGCCCTTTGGCGTCATAGATGCCAGTGATGGTTAGAAGTTCGTCGGTGATGCCGTTGTATTGGTCCACGGTGGCAGATAGCAGTTGCACGAAGTCGGTGTCTGAGGAAACTATGGTGTGCTGATCTTGGGGGTGTAGTGCTATCCAGCGGGCTATGACATCATCGGCTTCGGCTGCTGGGTGCCTGATCACTGAGCAGTTGGTCTGTTCAGCCAAGTATTTAGTGAAAGCGTCAAAAGTTTCCCAGAACAGTTT